CGTCACCCGATCATCTGGGTACCGAAACTCGACAGCCGTACGGATGGACCCGTGTACATGGTTGACCACAGCACGTTTTACCCCGTGTGCCTCAAGGGTGACTACCTGCGAGAATCGGAAGCCACGAAGGCCCCGAACCAGCACAACTTGTACCAGGTCTTCGTCGACCTTACGTACAACTACGTGTGCGTCGATCGGCGACGGAACGCAGTCCTGTCCACAGGATGATCTTTGTGAGTTAAGCCCCCCGGCGGTCAATGAGCCGCTGGGGGCTTTTATGTGCGGCACCTGGTGGGGTGCGAGGGCAATGTGCCAAAGTGTGAGTGGTTCGATTCCGCTCCCGCAGACTTGTCCTCTCGGTGACCGAGGGGGTATTCCAGTAACCCACCCAAGGATTGGGGTATCATTGGCCGGCGGGGGCGTTGGCGGAATCCTCTAGTATCACTGAAAGGTGAAACAATGACCAACAAAGTACGTTACAATGGCGACAACAGCCGACGTGGACTCAGCCCGGCCCTGTGGGGCGATCAAGCCAAAGTCGTGGCCGACCAAGACCTCGGCAAGTGCGTGTTCCAGTTTGAAGACTTCCGCGGCTGGTCGACCCATACGGTCAACACCAACGCCGTCATCCAGGGCAGCGCTGCTTCCTGGAAAGTTATCGCCTCTGATGGCGTTCTCATCAACCCGCCCGCGACCGTCGACCTCGCCACCGGTGAGAGTGGAGTGCTGACGATTTCTGGCGCTGATGCCGACAACGACGAGTTGTATCTCTGCAATCCGTACGAATGGCTGAAGCTCGACGACAGCGTTCCTAACCGAATCAAGTTGGAATGCCGCATGCGCAAAGACGTCCTGACCGACGCCACCTCCAGCTTCTCCTTCGGTCTCACGAAAGTGTCCGACGCAGTGGCAGCGATGTTGACCGATGGCACTGGCGTGCTCGAAGCCAATGTGGACTTCGTGGGCTTCCAGCAGTTGACCGACGACGGCGACGCGATCGACCTCGTGTACCAGGCCACCGGCCAGACGCTCAACACGTTGCTCGCGAATGCCGGCACGATGACCGCCAACACGTTCATCAAACTCGGCCTCGAGTACAACCCGACGCCCGGCGATCTGAACTGCCTGAAGTTCTACATTGACGGCGTTCACGTCAACCGCGTTGCGAACACGGTCAGCGCTGCGGACATCGCCGCCGCCACGTTCCCCGACGCCGTAGCCGTTGTCCCGGTCTTCGGGTTCATCATGAACGGTACCGGCGACGCTTCCTATCCGGCCTTGGATTGGATCGCCGCGGGACAATGGTTCGAGAACTGAGTCTGGTTTTCTGACTTACAACTACGACACCAACTAGCCCGGTCCTGGGTCCTCCGGGACCGGGTTTTTTTTGGAGCACAAGCACCAATGGCAACGCCAATAGCATTACACGACGGGACTGGCATAATAGCCGAAGTACCCGGAAAAGGTATCGTCCTAGCAGCCGGCGATTCGGTTCCAGCAGACGCGTCTGTTGGGTATTCCCCTGGATGTTTGTTCATTCAGATGGATGGTACTTCGGTAAACACCGTACTGTACGCGAACATCGGTACAGTCACATCGTCGAACTTCGACGCGCTACAGGGCGATTGATAGCCCGCACGTACGCTTTCTTGTCAGCAGGCTAGAGAGAGGCCGGGCATTCCGCCCGACAAGATCATCACACTCTGATGTAAAAAGGAAACTGTTATGGGTTCTGCAAACATTCTCCGATTACTCGAAGCCGCCCTGAACGGTGGAGCCGAATCGCTTGACCTCGTGTCCGGCGATGTTCTGAAGGTTCTCCCAGAGACAGACGACACTGGTTCGATCAATATAGGCGACGGCACAAACGATATGGACGTCAAGGTATTCCTTGGGTCCTCGGATGAGTTCATCCTGTTCGACGTCGGCAACAGCCGAATCGACGAAGGCGCGGACGGCAAAGGCGTGGACCACAGGTTCTTCGGCGAGACCGCTTCGAGCGTCATGACATGGGACCAGTCCGCCGATCAGTTGGTGTTCGATAATGCCGACATCCAGTTGGGCGACAACGACCAGCTTCGGCTTGGCGACGCCACCAGTGGTGACTTGGCACTCACTTGGAACGGCACGTTCCTTCAATGTGGTCCGGCCACCGGCATGTGGGTTGGTGCTCCGAGTCCCGCTGACCCGAACTACCATGCCACCGCGTATGATTTCTATGATCACTTCACCATGGCTCCGAGCGTTGGCGCGACTGGCGTGTGGCTCGAGACCAAGGTCGACGCCGACACTGACGGTGGGGAAACCTACACGCTGGCCGACGACGGTGTTGGCGGATTGTGGGAGATCGTTACGAACGACGCCGACAACGACAGCGAGGCTTTCCAGGCCAACGGCGAGATGTTTAAGCCCGCCGCGGGCAAGACCATCTGGTTCGAGTGTCGGTTCAAAGTGGACGACGCTGGTCTCTGTGAATACTGCATCGGCCTGGCCGAAGCGGTTGCCGGCGACGGTATCGACTCCCCGGATGACTGCCTGTGCTTCGTGAACCAGGATGGTACGAGTGACGAGACGATCAAGTTCGTTGGGGACAAGGCCACGGCCCAGGACCTGAACGACACGAGCGTAACGCTTGTGGATGACACGTTCGTCACGGTTGGGTTCAAGGTCAATGGCGTGACCAGCGTTGACGTCTATGTCAACGGTACGCTCATCGCCGCAGCCGCAGTTTTGACCGCGAACATTCCGGTTGAAGCGTTGTCCCCGATCGTCTCCATCCGAAACGCGAGCGCCGCTGTTTCGACGCTGACCATCGACTACATCAAGTGTGTTCAGTTGGTGTGATGATTTGTACGATGCCCCTGCCCAAGGTAGCGGCAGGGGCGTCGTTTTTTTGACGACATCTAGCAAAGGAATGAAAATGTTGACGGACCTTGATCGACCATTACCCGAAGATCACGAAGCCCTACTCAAGACAGCCCTCAAGCTGGAACCCGATCACCTACTACCACACGAAGTGGTGGAGTTGTATTGGGACGCCACGCGCACCGCGCGCAGCATGTGCTGCAACATCGGTGTTGAAACGCTGGTAACAATCTGCTTGCTCGCCAACAGGGCCACGCCTGCTGCCCCTGTCTCTTTCCTGGACATCTGCAAAGACGTCAAGGTCGGGTCGAGGGTACTGGCGCGGTTCCGTGGAGAGTGGAGATGGGGAGAGTACTTCGGGAACTTCAGCAAGCGCATCCAGGTCCAGATTGATGACGACACGGCCGAGGTTCGGGAGTTCGCTCCCACCTCGGTGCGTTTGCCCTCCAGAGCAGAATTGAAGATGATCGGGGAAGTGTGATGTCCTATAGGCTGCAGTGTTACGCCGAATTCAGCGGGCGGTTCAACAACGACTCTGTCAAAGGCGGAGACCGTGGTAAGCCGGCGCAGTTGACCGTCACTGGCGACGAGTACAAGTTCAGAGACGTAGTGGCTGCTAACACCAACACGCTCGTCTATAACGACAACCTTGGTGGGTTTGTGTTCCTTTGGATACAAACAAACAGGGTTGTGACCATCGAGTTGACTACAAGCGGCACCAACACCGAGGCGCTCAAGGTCGAACTACCTGGTGGACTTGCCGGCACAGATGGTGTGCTCCAATTCGGCGTACCGTTCATTCTTGGCAGCGATGACACGTACGATGCAGATGCCGCCGCCGCACGGATCGCCACCATCCGCATTTACAATGAGGACACGACCAGCGGCAACGACGCGATCGTCAAGTGCCACGTAATCAACTGAGAGGCGCACGATGGCTGAGTCCACATTATCCCTCACGTATTCTGACGTTCAGTATGAGGTCGGGAAGTTCCTTGGTTGGGACCGAACGGCCGCAAGCTGGACGGCGACGCAGAACACAGACTTCACTTACGTTTTGAAGCGAGGTCTTCGTCTATTCTATTTCCCGCCCTCGCAGGAACAAGACAAGCCGTACCACGAGTGGTCGTTCCTTCGCAAGTATGCGAACGTCACCTTGGTAGATGGCAACTCCAGTTACACCCTCGCAGACGACTGCGGCGGGACGGTGCTCGACTTCAGCGCCACCTACGCCGCTGGATCTGGTCGCCCGCGCCTACGGTCAATCCCCGAGTCCGAACTGCGAGCGCTTCAGTCGTACTCGAACCAAACGAAGAAGTGGCCACTGTACTACGCAGTTCGCAACCAGGCGATCGCGAACACCGGCCAGCGCTACGAGATGCTTGTCTACCCAACACCTGGCGCGACCCAGGTCAATGCAACCATATCGTATTCGTACGTCTACGTTCCCAACGTCATGGCGACAGACGCTGTCTACCCAGACGGCGGCGGCATGTACTCCGAGGTCTTACTGTCTGCAATCCTTGCCGCGGCCGAAGCATCGATCGACGATGACCCCATGGGCAAACACATGGAGCGCTTTGGTCTGCTCATCACAGCAGCCGTGCGTGACGACAAGAATAAGAAGCTGACAGGCACGGGAGCGAACCTATGAACTGGCCAATTGAGAACCGAGCAGAAGACAACCAGGTCGATTACTTCTACCTGCGACGCAGGGTTGCGAAGTACCTTCATGGCAACTACGACATCGCCACGATGGATGACGAGCAGCAGGAAGAGATAAAGGAAGTCATCAACCTCGGATACATGCAGTATTGCTTCCCGCCGATCCTCCCGCCCGAGGTTGCCGCTGGGACGTCGTACGCGCACGAGTGGTCGTTCATGCGGCCCAAGTGGGAATTCGAGACAGTTGCCGATCAGCGACGGTATGATCTACCGCGTGACTGGGAGCGACCCATTGGTGACCTGTGCTACGTGAACACCAACTCGAATCAGTATGTGCCGATCAAGTTCACGTCGGCCTCGCGTCTGCGATCGATCGAATACCAAACTGACTACAGCACCTACCCCGAGTGGGCAGCCCTTGAGATCATCGAGAGCGTTGGTGCTGAGCCACAGACACAGGTCCTGGTGCTACACCCGACACCTGACTCGACGTATCAACTGGCCATCCAGTATCAGTCGCACTCAAAGAGACTGACCGAAGACGAGCCGTACCCAGTTGGTGGGCAGTTACACGGGCCGGGCATCCTGGCCAGCGTGATGTCCGCAGCCGAGCACCACAAGAACAACGCGCACGGGCACCTGCACGATGCCTTCATTCGCGTTCTTGCATCGAACGTGGTGCGTGACCAAGAGCGTGGAGCCACGCTGCTCGGTTACAATGGCAACCACCAGGATGAGATCTGGGGGCGCGGCCAGCTTCGCCAAAAGGGCGGGCTCTACTATAATGATGTGACCTATAATGGAAGTACATATTCCGGGTGATCAATGATTGAATGCAAGCGATGTCACGAAGACAAATGCGAAGATATGTTTCCAAAGTGCGCTCGAAAGAGCAACGGACGACAAAGCTGGTGCAAGGCGTGTAACTCTGAGTACGGCTCGAAAAAACGTTCCGAAAACTGGGAAGACAACTACTTCAAGCGCTTGTGGAAGGTCTATGGATTAACCAAAGAGGCATTCAGCGAACTTTTAAGTGCCTGTGACGGCTTGTGCCAATGCTGCGGAATTGAGATGGAACGACGTGTGTCTGCAAGCAAATCTTCAAGCACATTGTGTGTTGATCATGATCATATTACTGGTGATGTGCGCGGTCTTTTGTGCAGGAATTGTAACATGGCATTAGGGTGTATCGGACACGATCCTAACGTCGCCAAAAACATGGCCAACTATCTCTCTTGATGATCGGAACACAACATGGCCAGGAAGCTCCAACCTGTCAATGCATCCTTCCCAATGGGCGGGATGGATGTTAGGTCTCAGAAAATTGCACAGCCGAATGCAACCTCACCTGACCTGCAGAACGTTCGATCATACGATACCATCGAAGACAGGTCCCGCGGTGGGCAACGCCCAGGGCTGACAAAGTACACGGCTAACGCCGCCGTGGCCAATACACGCATCCAGGATATCGGCTACACGGTGTTCGTGAACAACACCGCTCCAACTGCGACCTCCATAGGCGTCCGAAACACCGTCTTAACGGCCGTGTGCGACGGGAACGTCTACACATTCAATACGAGCGGCTTCACACTCGCCACTGGCGGATCAGGCGCATTGTCGAACGCCGCTCCCTGCGTCTTTTCCAGCGACGCGTTCGGGGTCACCTACTACGCAGATGGTGTGAACCAGGTCAAGTTCACGGCGGACAACACGACCGTCAACACATGGTCGACAACCGCTGGTGACTTCCCCACCGGTGGGGTTGGGATTATGCCGCGCCTGATCGCCTCCTGGCGCGGGCGCATTGTGCTGTCCGGCCTGCGAACGGATCCCCACAATTGGTTCATGTCCAAGCTCGGCGATCCGTTGGATTGGGACTACGCTCCTGTCGCTGTCACCGAGGTTCAGGCCGCACAGGGCGGCGTTGGATACGTGGGTAAGCTAGGAGACGTCATCAACTCCCTGGTGCCGTATAACGACGATGTGCTCGTTGTGGGCTGTGACAAGTCTATCTGGCAGATGGCCGGCGACCCGATGGCTGGAGGCAAGCTCGACCTCATAACCGACAAGATCGGCATGGCGTGGGGGCGTCCGTTCTGCCGCGATCAGCGAGGCACAATGTTCTTTTTCAGCACCGGCGCGCGCATCTATCAGATGCAATGGGGTGGCAAGCCCGAAGAGATCTCCGAGGGAATCAACCCAGAGATCAAGGCCACCGATCTGAACACCAGTATTGTGCGCATGGTGCACGATGATGACCGCGATGGCTTCCATGTGTTCATCACGCCGCTCACCGCTGGGGCAGCCGAGCACTGGTTCTACGACCAGCGGTCCAACGGTTGGTTTAAGGACGTCTACGCCTCCAACGACTTCAACCCAGTGTCGTGCCTACGGTACCTGGGTGACAACGAACGCTTCACACTGATCGGCGGCGAGGATGGATACGTCCGGTACACAGACGACACTGCCTACACAGACGACGGCACCAACACGACTAGCTACGTGGTCCTTGGCCCGTTCATGTCTGATGGTGCACACTACCCGCACCTGATCACCGAGATCCAAGGTATCCTCGACTCGAGCAGCACCGGCATATTGTACGAGATCCTGTCTGGCGACTCGCCCGACGCAGCGCTGGCATCCGCCGCCTCGCCGTTCGTTGGGGAGGGCACGCTCGGTGCCGGCCGCAGTCTGTCGTTCCAACCGCGCGAGCGATCGTTCTACACTTACATCAAGGTCGGGCTCAAAGTGAACACGGCATGGGCAATGGAAGAAGTCAGAGCCAGGATGTCTGTGATCACCAGTTCAAGAGGAAGGTCTCTCTGAGATGGCATATGGATATGTACCTCCAGGTCGCATCGTTGAGCTTAACAACCTTGCCAGGTTGCGTAGACTCAATGGTGCATTTCACGGTGCCAAGGGTGCCGCGATTCGTTATGACCTGCTGACCAACGAGCGCCTGCTGTTCAACGCCTCGCCGACGACGTCGGACGTGATACGTGGAGCATCCAACTATCTGTTCCGCTACGGTGGACTCACACCGGAACAGTGGGGCCAAGTGTCGCTCGAACTGATCGATCCACCTGGCAATGCAGACCTGGCAGAGGACCTCGACGGCGTCAACACGGTCGTACACTTCCCATACACGACCACCAACACGTCGCTGCAGCAGGGCTTCGAGCTAGACGTCACTACGCTGTATCCTGTCTACGTGGACATGACAGCTAACACCTGGCACGTCAATATCGTGTTCAAGATGGACAGCGATATGAGTGTTGGGCCGAAGCTCAATCACATCTTTGGTGCGAATGGTCTGGACGGCGTTGGCTTGTTCGTGGATGGCAATGATCTCAGGATCCGCGCGAATGATGACCTAAACTACTCGTGGACCACCGACGTCGCCCCGGTCGCTGACGGGTGGGCAGGCGCGTACCACAGAGTCTTGCTTATCAACAACAGCGGGTACCTATCTGTTTACGTTGACGGCACACTGCAGGTAATGCAGGATTCCTCGGGCGCGCACACGGCTACCGTCATCGAGCTTGGTCTCACGGGAACCCCAAAGTCACCGCCGGCGGCTGATTGGGTAATTGGCAACGCATCTGCCCACGTCAACACGATGACCTTTCATCAGACTGACCAGACCACCAAGTACTACCCAATGAGGTACAAGTACATTGCGGTTGGTGACGCACTGACTGATCCGGTCATCCTCAACTCTACGATCCAACTGACCGAACCAAGTCAGCAAGAGTCGTTCACCGAGACCCAGGTGCGGCCCGTGATCGTCGTCAAGTCCACACAGGAAGACGACACGGCATCTGGCTACAAGTACCCGGTCAACATCGGTCTGCAGTATGGGACCGCCGGTGCGATTGACCTGCACTACAATAACACGCGCATCGCGTACCTGGGTGCCGATGGGATCCAGGCTGGCAAGTACGTCCAGGGTATCATCGCTGAGAACACAACGCTCGACGACATTCTGAACGTCGAGTACGGTGTGCGCACCGATCTGGGCGTCTCCCTCACGATCACCATGCCCACGTTCACCAACGTGGCGGCTGGCTCGCACCTGTATTTCTACGACCTCGACGGCAGCGCGTCCAGCGGCCCTGTCACGATCGACATGGACAATGCGAACACCGGATACACGATCAACGGTGAGAGCACGGCCCAGGTCTACATCAGCCAGGACTGGGGAGCGATCGAGCTTACGAAAGACGCACGCAACGAGAACAACTGGCTGGCCGTCTCGCACGCGCCGTCCACGTTTGACTACGTTGAGTCGCTCGCTGCCAACACCACACTGGCTGTGCCCAGCGGGCCTGGCGTGTGTGTTGTGGCTACAACCGGGGCTGCGAGCAGAACGGTCAAGCTACCGATAGCGAACACCTGCCTGGGCAAGACCTTCTTCATCAAGAAGGGCGACACGTCTGGTGGCAACATTTGGCTGAATATTGGTGCGGTCAGCGGCGTGTTCGACATGCCGTCTGTGACGAGCCATCAACTCTATGGCCGGCACGACGCCGCGATGTATACCAGCGACGGAACATCGTCCTTCAAGACCTGGCGGATGTGCCAGTCTGGTTCTGAGGATGTGCGCACGGTCACCGCCAACACGACGATGGACCACTCGTACACCCAGCACTTCATCTCGAACAACCCGACAATCACGATGCCAACTTCGATCACCGGACAGGGCCGCGTGTCGTACTACAAAAAGATCGGTGCCGGCAACTGCATCCTCGACGGGTACGGCGGCGAGATGGTGGACGACAACACGGCGTTCACGCTCCGCGGAAAATACAAGGGCCTTGCGCTGATCTCGAGATTCGGTAGCTCGTGGTCGACCATCGGATACGTTAACGACAACCTGCACGCCGTCAACACCACTTATACCGTGGCGTGGCCATGCCGCGTGGTGCTCGCTGATGCCTCGGGCGGCTCGTTCACCGTTACGCTGCCAGCAGCAAACGACTATGGCGACACGTGGTGCGCGGTCAGGAAGATCGATTCGTCTGTCAACACCGTGGTCATCGAGGGCAGTGGTGCCGAGACGATCGACGGCGACCTGAACCGAACACTCAACGAGCAATGGGACATGCTCGAGTTCGCATCTGATGGCACCACCTGGCACGTTGTTGGAACAGGCGACCACGTGCCCGACTTCGCTGTCAGCAACTCGCTCAACGTTAATACCACAAACGGCATCGACATCAACCCAGGGTCGGACACTGACGCGGACCTGATCACCGTTGGTGTGACAGACGCGCCGACCATAAGTTGGGATGAGTCGGAAGACGCGTTCGCCTTAAGCAAGTCGCTTAACCTTTCGGCGGATTTGATTTTCACCGGCAGCGACCAAGGTTTGCCACATGGTGAAATCTATGCGTTTGACACGAACACGACGATCACAATCAGTGGTACCGGCATCGCGAATAAGGTACAGGTTACATCATTCGCCACGGACGGTGAATCGTCAAATATGACGCCTGACCACACAAACGATCATATCACCGTCGTCAAAGCTGGCAAGTATCTATGTACCGTGAGTGTCGCAGCGGAGAGCATTGGTGGAACACCGTATGAAATTGGTTTAGGTGTGTTCAAGAACAACGGAGCCACCCACTTCCAAAACTTGCATGCCCATCGTAACCTTTCGGGTGGTGGTGTCGACGTTGGGTCGATCTCCATGTCTGGTATCATCGACCTCGCGGCCAGTGACACAATTGAAGTCTGGGTGTGGAATGAGACGAATACAAACGATGTCATCGTTGACGACATCACTCTTTCGCTTGTTCATATTGCTGGGACCTAAAATTGAGAATTCCACAAGCCAACCTGATAATCCACTAGCGCAAAAGGATTTCGCTGGTTACAATAACTACTGACACACAAAGGGGAAAACAATGGCAGGTACAGCAGGTTTCGGGAAAGCATTTGATTTCAGTGCAGCCGAGGGATATTTCACCGGCGCGCTGGACGAAATGAAATCCGTTGGGGATAAGGCTTCTGATAGCGTATCCAGGGTTCCCGGGGAATACCAGCAGATCGCGAACAGGTACAACCAGCGAACTGCCAAGCTCACTGGAATGCTCGAGGGGTTCGGCGATGTCGAGCGCGAAGAACTGTCAAAGCAATTCGAGCAAGCAAAGGCTGCAAAGCAGCAGGAATTGATCGGCCGCGGGATGACCCACGGCTCCGCATATGATGCAGCCATGCGTGGTCTCAATCACGACTACCAGGCCAACCTGCGCGCTCTCAATGCCGATCTCCGCAAGCAGCAAATCGGATATCAGACCCAATGGACTAGCGACGCACTCGCCGCTGCCGGTGTGGTCCCCGAGTCGCGCCTGCGCACGGCCGACGCCCAGTTCGGTTTCGGCAAAGAAGGTGCTCTAATGAGAGAACGCGTTGGCCAGTACAAGTCCGCGATGATCTCCCAGCAAGGTGGGCCAGGTACGCTTGGTTACAGTGCCGGCTCGCAAGGTGGCGGTGGTGGTGCAACCTCTGTCAACTACCCCGACCGCGGCAGGCCGAGCTCCAGCCGTTCGTCCGGTGGCGGAGGCGGTGGTGGCGGCGGTGGAGGCGGAGGCGGTGGTGGTGGATCCACCGGCAGCTTCCTGAACCCTGGCGGCGGGTGGTACGATTACTTCGCCAACCAGGCAGTCAACCAGCAGAACCAGGCCAACGACCCGAGCCCGGAACGGAGCACACCGTACCAGCCGCGCGACGATGGTGGCGGACAGCCTGGTGAAATGCAAGAAAACCCGTACTTCACTCCATATCCAAAGGGCTCGAAGCTGGAAGAGGAATTCATCGAAGAGCAAACAAGAGCAGGCAACTGGCCCCCTAAGTGAAAGTAAGAAAAAATGCCCAGGAATCCTTACAAGCGCAACTCCTTTACGCCTCCTTCTCGCGGTATCCAAGGTACCGTCAGCCGATCATTTCGTACGCCGGCCGAAGACCGCATGCGGTTCGCGAAGGAGCGTGAGGAAAGCGGCGAGGCCATGATCGGCGACCTGTACGGGTCCACACGTGGCATGGACAAGACCGAGTACGGATATCAGACTCGCTACCTGGGCGACCAGGTGGCTGAGTTTGACGCGCGCATGGAACACCTCAACGGCGTCAAGGGTCGCATGGACAAGACTGGCAGCGACCAGTTGAATGCGATCACAAAGAAGCACGTCGCACTCCAGAAGGCCTATGCCAACGGCCGCATCAATCAACTCGAGATGTTCCGAGGCGCGGCCCAACTTGGCCAGCAGTTGGGCACGTTCAACTGGAAGGGTCACGTTAAAGGCAAGGGTGCTGTGGTCGGCGACATCTATGATGACGAAGACACCGGCATGGTGATGCACAACACGCCCGAAGGCCGGCAGCCGATCGGCTACACCAAGAAGTACGTTCAAGAGAACACCTACACCGATCCTCGCACCGGCATCACTATCGTACCAACTGCTCCTGGCAAAGACCCGAAGATCTATCGCGGTGACGAGATCGACTCCACCGACTTCCCGGCTCCAGACAAACTGTACTCAATGTATGAGAAGGTCAGAGGCGAGTTGTTGGAGAATCCGGCGTCCATGGACATGTCTCCTGAGGATATCGATGAGGCAGCGTGGAACAGAGTGAACGATGGTCTCAACAGGTCCAGGCTGATGTGGGCCAAGCTGACAGGCAGAGAGGGCCAACTGACCGGTGCCCAACAGACCGAACAGGTGGAAGGTGAGATGAGCGATCAGCCCGCTTCACTCTCGCCCGCTGTCAAAGCCGAGATACTGAAGAAGCAGCAAGAGGCTGCTGACAAGGCACTCAAGGCCAGCGAGAAGGAACAAGAGAAGGCAGCGAAGCCTGGCACCAAGGCCAAGCCGAGTGACAGCATGAAAGCCTACGGGCCGCAACTCAAGAACGCGATCGCCGCGGCCGGTGGCGACAAGGACAAGATCGCCCAGGCGAGGGCTGACTACTGGGACCAAGACCCCGAGTTGAAGGCACGCTATAACAACCCGCTCCCACTGAGGGGCGGAATGAAACAGAGTGACCTGACAGAGGGCACGGTCTATATGGTCAACGACAAAAGCGACAACAAAATCAAGCGAGTCGTTTACCTGAATGGCAAGCTGATGGAGTTGGAACAACCAGGCGTAGCGCCGCCGCGCGGACCAGCTACAAGAGCAGATGACCCTGGAACAAGGCTTCGTGGAGCAGCCCCAGGATTTTATTGAACCACTGACAATCTAGCAGTTCGAGGAACTAATGCCGAACATCATCTCCTGGGACAACATCAATCAAGATGTTGATTCCCTCTCTCCCTCATTGACTAAAGTCGACAACGATCGCTACAAACGAGACGAGTACGGCAACTGGGTGGATACGCTTGACGGCACAACGCACAGGCGTAATCCGCTCGGCTCTAAGGAAGTCAAGTTTGAGAATATCGTACAAGAGCCCGACCAGCCAGGCTGGGAAGGCCCGAAATACGGTGACCCTGAGGCATTCAAACGCGGCCAAGCATCCGCCGATCAGGACTACACCCGGGCCAAGAATCTTCATCACAGGATCTACGGCAAAGACCTAGGCTTCTCCGAAGAGGACTGGGACAAGGCCCGCGCCGCCGCCAGACGAGGCCGTGAGATCGCCGCCGACGACCGCCCTGGTGGAGCAGCGGCCTGGGGGTGGAATCTCCCCAGCTTCCTAGCCGGTCGTGGTGGCGAACAGGAAGGCATCAAAGATGTCGACCCCCGCTTCAAAGAATACCTCCTCGGCGGCGTCGCTGACGGCATGCGCGAGCGAGCCAAGCGTGGTGGCCCCTTTGGTGCAGCCCAGACCATCGGCCGCGGTGTGCAAGAGTCTGTCATCGACACCGCCCGCTCGATCCCTAACGTAATGCGAGCCCTGGGCATGATGAGCCCGGAGTCGGCCGAGCGATTGAAGACGGTCAATGAGATCGCCGGCCTTAAGTACCAAATGGATCCCGGGTCCTACTCTGGCGAAGGGATCGTCGCCCGTGCGCTGGACGCGTCTGTCAAAGAACTGACCGGCGTCGCGCGCGTGAGTGGTCAATTCCTACAGATGGCCGCAGGTGCTGGCCTGGCGCAGAAGGCCGGTCAGGTCATCGGTGCCGCTGGTGGTACGGCTGTTGGACTCTCGCCCGAGGCAGCCGGCGCTACCGGTGCACTCACCGGGCGCGCGGCCGGCACGGTCGGTGGCCCGGGCCAGATGTTCGCACTCACCTTCCCGCAGAGCTATGACTTCGCGAAGGATGAGATCGGCCTCACCGAGACTCAGTCTCGCTTCTTTGGACTGGCCTCTGCCAGCATCCAGGCCGCGATCGAGAAAGCACAGATCGAAGGGCTGCTGTCCAAGTCTCTCAGCCAGGCCGCGGGTGCAACGCTGCGTCAGCGCCTGAAGAAGTCAATGGCCAACATCGCCCGACAGGTGGCTACGCAGACCACAGAGGAAGGTCTCCAGGCCGCGGTCGATCCGATGGGCAAAGAGATCATCGACGTCCTGCGAGGCGACGGGTTCGAGATCACCAAGCCGCTCGAGGCAATGGTTGACGAGATGGGTGCCAGCGTTCTGTCCATGGCCGTGCTAGCTACGCCCGCTGGACTCGGCGGACTCGCTGGCGGCAAACGGCTGCACCAGAACAGAGAAAAAGCCAAAGAGTGGATGAGCAAGAGCGAAAACGCTTCCAAGATAGCTGAGTTGATCACTAGTGGGAAGCTGGGGACTAGTAGGAAGCAATGGGCTCAGCTTCCCCAGGAACTCCAGAAGCTGGCCGGTGAAGGCAGGTACCTGAGCGAGGGCAACCGGCGAGAGGCCTTGGACACGATCCAGGAGGCATACAAAGAGGCAGTCGGCTTCAAGGCTGTGATGGACCACGTACGCGCCGCCGCCAAGGCCAAGCAGCCACCTGTCGAAGAGACAATCCCGGAGCCGCCGCAGCCGACTGGCCCGCCGCAACTGCCGGGCGCAGAAGCTGGCGTACAGATGGAAGGCAAAGAGTACGGTCAGCGCCTCGACAAGGATACCAAGAGGATCGCCGAGCACCTGAAGAAGTTCGTACGCGGCAAGGAGACCGCGGAGGAGCGACGGGCGCGCATGGACATGGCGCGCGCGTTGGCCGAGCAACTGTTAACGGAAGAGGTCGGATCGATCCGCGCCGTCCAGGGCGGCACGCCAGGCAAGGGCGCTCTCGAGCAGCGGCTGAAGCCGAAAGAGGACATCACCGAAACCACCGTCGATGAGGCCAGAAAGATCACTGGTGGCAAGTCCATCATGAACGAGAAGAATCTGTACGGTCCCGATGGCATCATGGACAAGGCGACCAAGAATGCCAAGAAGCGGATCGGCCTGCGCAAGATCACGGCACTCACACGCAAGGCGATGAGCAAGCTGAAGTCCAAGATCAAGGGCGACAAGTACGGCGACCCGTTCAAGGCGGGTTCGCAGTTCGAGCAGGAACTCAACAAGCCAGGCATCCGCAGGCTCGCAGAGCGCGCCGCTGATGACGTGGTGCGGTTCCTCGACAAAGAGGGCGGCGACCGGTTCGGCAACTACTACGAACAGCAGAACGTAGAAGAGGACGCGATCATCTCCGAGCGCTTCCCCGAGTTTGCTGGCGATACGCCGTACGCTGCGGCGCTCAACCAGTTCCGGCGCGGCGTCATCAACGCTGTTGCGTCAGCCCAGACCGAACTGTCGAAGAATACCGAAGAGACCATCGGTGTATGGGAAGCCATCCGCAGCACCGGCAAGCTCCCGATGCTGTTCGAGGGCGAGGCGAAGGGAGAGGGCCGCCCCATCTTCGCGCTGCCCAGGCCCGCAGACTCGAAGGCCGAGGGCCTCTACCCGGAACAGTTGGAGCAGATCATTGAAGTCGCCCAGGAGTTACTGGACGCGACGCCAGACGACGTGAAGGCCATACTGCGCGGCGACGCCCCTGTGCCCGATGGCCTCACGAAGCTGAGCCCCGGCAAGAAGGGTCAGCCGGTCAAGACGCTGAACCACTACATCTACGACTGGTACGGGTACAAGTACGTCACCGGCTCCATGGTGCGCCGTGCGTTCACATCGTCCAAGGGCCTGGTTGGCAAGATGGCCGTTGAGTTGATGAAGGATGGGGCGGACGTATTTCGAGCGCGAATCAGAACACCGTTCGAGGTGGGCGGCGGCACGTCGATGTCCAACAAGGCAGAGAACTACAGGATCATTGACAAGATCCTCGCCATGTTCACGATGGACGTAGGCGGACGGCAGCAGCCAGACATACAGAAGATTGTCGAGTGGCTCAACGAGCGCGTGCCAGTCGAAGAACTGCAAGCCCGCAGAGAAGAGTTAGGGTTCAATAAACACTCAGCCGCAACAATCCGCGACATCATCGACACTGTCTGGGTCGCGGAAGGGCAAGAGGACACAGTTCCTCGCACGTTCATCTTCGGCCCGAAGGTCGGCGCGTACATGCTCAACAGGATGTCGGACGCCGATCCTCGCAACGCCGACTACAACACGATGGACGTATGGGAGTCGCGGTTCTGGAGATCACTGGTCGATGACGTACTGAGCAAAGAAGCTGGCATCTCGAGCGGTGCAGAGCGCAAGGTGTTCATGCGCCTCGCGCGCGAGTTCGCCCAGGTTATGCAGGAGCGCGGGCGAGACATCAGGGTCTCTGCCGGACAGGCGGCGCGCTGGTACCTCGAGAAACAGAAGGCCGCGGACGCAGGGTACGCGAGCGCCGGAGAGATTGAGACGATACCGGCCCATACGCTGGCCAAGATGAAGGACTGGGAGCACATTCAACTGGGTGCCCAGGAGACCGGCAACATCGGCGACCAGATCGTGCACGCGATCGTCGGCGAGGATCGTGCCCTACTGGACGTAGAGGCAGAGGACCAGCAGAAGGAGACGCTGCCCAAGAAGCAGGCCGACCGCATGGAGAAGGCCGCCAAGCCAAAGGCCAAGCCCAAGACCAAGCCCAAGGCGAAGGAGGCAGTCGAGCGGTCGACCGAGGAGCCCGGCAAGGGACGCCCGGGCGTGCCAGCCAAGTACGTGCGCCCCAACGGCAACGTCACACTGTACCGGTACTCGCGCCAGGATCGTGGCGACACGTACGAGATCGACCCGGAGAAAACTCAGCCGCAGTCCTACAGCCGCCGCGACTACGAGGCCGCCGGGACCAAGCGCACGTTCTTCTACCTGGACCCGGAGCACAAGGAAGCCATCATCGGCAACCAACTGTACGGTGCAGAGGTATCCGCCGACCGGATCTACAACCTGAAGGAGGACCCCGACCAACTACTCAAGAAGCACAGGTGGGGCGTCAGGGCAGACATCGACAAGATCCTGCGCGTGCTGAAGGAAGAGGGCTGGGCCGGTGTGCACTACTCCACGGCAGGCATGGACCTGGTCAACCTGTTTGAGAAAACGACCGGCCAGTCGATCGAGCAGCCGGGCGACTACGCGCCGCCGAGCGAGCAGCCAGCGGTGGCCACCGCCCCGCAGATGAAGGAAGCGACGCGCATCTCCACACCGCAGTTGGTGGCGTCCCTGTTCCAGAAGGCCGGTGGCCGCGTTGTCGGCAGCATGGAGCAGATCCTGAAGAACGGCAAGATCCAGATGATGATCCGCGCCTTCAAGGGCTCGGACATCGACACTGGCCTCGAGGAGATGGCGCACGCCATCCGCCGCCTTGTGGTGACGCGTGACCTGACCGCAAAGCAGCGCGGCTTCAGCGACGACCTACTCACCGCGATCGAGAAGCGCTTCGGTGTGGTGAACGGCGAGTGGACCGTGGCGGCCGAGGAGGCGTTCGCGCGCGAGTACCGCCAGCGCTTTGCACAGGGTGCCAAGGGCCTGAAGGTAGCGTCGACCAAGCTGGGCAAGGCTTATGATCGGCTCAGCACGTACCTCACCAACTTCTACAGTAACATCAAGCGCGGACTGTTCGGTGACCAGGAAGTGTCCAAGGAGATGGACCTCCTGTTCGCAACTCTGATTGAACGCCGTGCGCGCATCGCCCGCGTGTCATCGGAAGAGCAGAAGGTAGTAGCGCAGGCGCACCTGAACGTAGACGGCCTGATAGGCAGTCTGAAGGGCGGTGGATTTACGTTCGACCTATCTACAGGCAAGCACGCAGAGACTGGGTACGCAGTCGCCCCGAGCAAGGCAAGCGAGTTCATTTTCAGGGACGACGTGCCAGACGCAGAGGCGCGCGGAAAGATACTCGAATTCGTAGTCGCCAATTCCAAAGAGCTTGCGAAGCCTGGCGTCAACCTGGGCGCATGGAGGGACGATGGGTACTACTGGATCGATAGCTCTATCGTGGTGCTTGACAAGGACGAGGCGTCCAGGATCGGAAGAGAAAACGACCAGGAAGCAATCTGGGACATTGCCAATGGTGAAGAGATACGACTGAAAGGTAAAGAAGATGCCAAAGCGTACGACGACGCAAAAGATCAGACGCAGGCTAAAGCAACGATCGGAACGACGAAAGAAGGGCCAAGGATCCGAAGTGGCGAAGGCCAAGTCCAGCCTACGGCCCCAGGGCCTGCGGTCCAAGGTGTCGGTCCTACTAGCCTTAAGAAACAGGAAGAGGCCAAGCAGAAGGAAGAGGCCAAGAAGAAGAAGGCGCGCGCGGCCCGGATCCGGGCGTCCAAGCGCAAAACCTGAGCGACTACGAAACGCCCGAGACACTACAGGCGCGGCAGAAGGCGGCAGATGCAGGACGCATCGACTGGAGCCCGAACACCGGACCCAAGGGCGCGCGCGAAGGTAAGGCCAAGCCGCCGACCGAAGTGGTGCGTGACATCCTAGCACTCGTTGGGATCACGGCCGTCGACTATGACCCGAAGTCGCGACCAGGTGTGCTAGGATACTACAGCTTCTCGACCACCATGGCGAAGAAGATCTTTGGCAGGACCGGCCGCGAACTTTGGTTGTCCGCCAAAAGCCTGGCTGAAATCGGCACGGCCGTGCACGAAGTTGCTCACTTCCTGGACGACAAGTACAACATCAGTGGATTCCAGCGCAGGCTGACACAGGTCGGCGGCATCGAGCCCGAGGGTGCCCCTGGTATCCTCGAGGGAGCGGACCCCGCTGTGCAGATGCAGTTCCAACTGTTGGACTACTTCGTTGCTCAGAAGGGTGGACTGCGACAAGACAAGACCCGCGGCATGGCCGAAGGGTTCGCGGAAGCGGTACGCCTTTACTGTGAGGCCCCCGACCCGTCCGCCGTCCTGGGGCAAGACGTCAAGTCGTTCCTCGACGCACTCATCCTCCAACACCCCGAGGTGCGCAGCCTCATGGGGCAGACCCGCTCGCAGACCCAGGCATACCTCAACCTGCCCGTAGCCCAGCGCGTGTCGTTGGCCCTCACCTCGCCTGACGCGCGTAACGCCGACCCGGGCGAGTCCTACTATGCCCGCCAAGACCGCACCGGCAAGTCGCGCGGCTGGTGGCGTACGTTCGTCCTCAAGGTCCAGAACAAGATGAGAGACCTCGAGCAGATGGAGAATAGAATCAAGAACATCTTTGGTGAGATGTGGGAGAAGAGCGGCGAGGACGTCAACGAGGCGTGGGATCGATTCCTGCGGACAGTTGGCGGGCTGCCGTCCCAACTCCACATGCTTGCCCAGAGTCGGATCACGTGGCACACTGATCACGCCGTCCGCTTTGGCGTCCTGGATCCGATGACGTTCGAGAAGATCGGTGGCAGCGCTGCAAGCATCTTCCAGAACTTCAAGAACAAGAAGATGATTGAGGACTTTGGTCGCTATATGTATGCCAAAGTCGCGTTGCTGCGTTGGCAGCAGGCGCAGGAAGCCGGCACCGACTACATCATCAGCCAGAACCTCAGGCCAGAGGAACTGCGTGAGATTGTCAAGCAGACTGAAGAGGGCGAGAATGCCCAGTTGTTCGATGACACGATGAACGCGGTCACCAACTACTTCAACACGCTGCTCAATCTTGAAGTGGCCCACGGTCTGAAGTCTGCCGGCGAGGCCGCTGCGATGATCGCAACGCACGAGATCTACATGCCGTTCTTCCGCGACATGTCCAGCGATGTTGCCCAGACATCACGCGGTACTGGCGGTAAGCTGATCGGCGTCACGTCATCCATCCGCAAGATGAAGGGTGGCCACGTGCTGCCAGTGCTCAACGTGTACGACGCCCTGGTCGACCGCACGGCCGACGTCATGTCGGAAGTGGTACGCAAGGCATCCGAGTCGAACTTCCTCAAGTTCGTTGAAGTGTCCGGCGTCAGCGGCGACTTCGTGCGCAAGCTCACCAAGGAAGAAGCCGAGGGAGTCGACGGCGTCACCACGATCGAACGCAACGGCACCAAGTACTACTACAAGATCGATCCAGATCTCAAGGACGCGCTGACGCAGCTAGGGCCGCAACTGAGCCCGGTGATGGCCAGCATCCTGGGTTGGGTCGGAGCGCCGACCGACTGGGCGAAGAAGTTCCTGGTCACCTACAACGTGCCGTTCTTCATGCCGAAGAACTATATGCGCGATCTTAAGACCACGGCACTGCGTGGCCTGCAGGATCTCACTGGCATCGAGGGTGCAGACACGACGTACCTCACCGCGCGCGCGGCTAAGCGTGGCACCGAGGATATGATGCGTGCGGTGACTGGTAACACCAAGACTGCGTCCGACGTCGACAAGCTCTACAAGCTGCTTGGCCTGGAGAGACAGACGCGCGTGAAGACATCGCGATCGAAGTCCCGCTCCAAGGGGCAGGTCCGACGTACCTTCCTTGGGAAGAAGGACCGCACAGGGCTGGAAGCTGCGGCCGACTGGGCAGTCAACACAGCAGAGTACCTCGAGAACGTGAACGACGCAGTCGAACTTGGGCCGCGGCGCGAGGCGTTCCTGATGACGCTGCAGTTGCTCGGACAGACCGAGGGCTCTGGGTTCTCTGTTGATGAGAATGGCAAGGTCACTGGTGAGGTCCCGCAGTGGGCTCTGACTCGTGCTGGCAGCAACGCACTCGAGGTCACGACGAACTTCAATCGCCGCGGGCAGTGGCAGCCATACCTCGAGCCGTTGTTCATGTTCTTCAACGCAGCGGTACAGGGCACGGCCGGCATGGGCATGACGGCCAGCAAGGCGATCGAGGACATCAAGACCGGCGGCGGCAAGGGCCATGCCAGGCGGTTCGCGATCATGGCAGCGATGGCAGCCACGGCGAAGATAGCACAGTACTCCATGATGGCAGCGATGCCCGCTGGTGACGACGATGAAGACCTGTCCATGCTCGACCTATGGGCAGAGAGGGCTGACTACATCCGCGGCACATCGGACGTCTGGATGTTCTCGCCACGGTTCGGAATCAGCATCCCGCGCGAGCGTGAATGGGGATTCTTCCACCGTGCAGTCGACCAGGCTGTTGCGCACGCTGTGCGTGACGGTGCCAACCCGTGGGCAGTCCACCTGTTCGCCAAGGAACTGCTCAAGCCAGCTAACCTGTGGAAGGAAACGGTCGAGGAAGTTGACCAGCGTCTCCCGCTGTCCGGCGGCTTGCTGCCAATGACAGCCCAACTGTTCTTCAACTACGACATGTTCCGCAGCAAGGAGATCGAGAGCAAGTGGGAAGAAGGCAAACTGCCGAAGTACCGGTACGACGAGCGGACGGGCACACCAGCGCGCTGGCTCGGTGCCGCGTCCCAAGCCGTTGCTAACACAGTTGGCGTGCCTGATCTGGCGATCGGCCCACAGAAGTGGGACTTCATTATCAATCAGCAGTTAGGCTCCGCCCCCGGGAAGCTCATCGAGGACGTGATGGCGATCGCCGCACCTGAAAAAATGCGGCGGAACAACATCCCGTTCGTCGGCCCGTTCCTTACGGATCCGATCGCCCGCCAATCCATCAGCGACTACTACGAGTTAAGAGAACGCAGTGGGATGGAACTTGACGAGTGGAAGAACGACCGCCGCGATCTGCCTGAAAAAACGGTCGCTCGGATACTTGACAACGAGGCAACCATTGGGGTGGCTGATTCGATCCTCAAACTGATTCGAGAATATCCCGATGACAAGTTGACGCGTGAGCAAAAGTCCATGTACCAAACCGGCATCGCTCGGTGGGCGTTGGAACGAAAGCCACTTGAAACACACCCTAACCTTTTGTTACAATACCTTTCGGATGATATTCCAAACGACTTGAAGATGGCGGCTTTCAAGGTGCTCAAAAAGGAGATCACCAAGAAGCCAACCGTAGAAGACATTGACAAACAGAAGCCGGAACGCATCAAGGCAAAGTATGCCGCGCGCGCAAGGATTCGCCCTCGACTGAAACCCCAAAAGAAGGACTGAAAATGAAGTCAATCCTAACATTGATGTTTGCCGTGCTCCTCGCCGGCCCGTTGTACGGTGAGGTCAAACTGGACTCGCCGAATTCTTTTGCTCGCGACTCCAGGATCCGGCTGGACATCGGTGGACTCGAAGGACAGGAGTACCGCACGAAGTGGTGGATCAGATCCAACGACGGCCGCGACGCTCCAGATCACGATGTGTTCAACAGTGGGGCGACGTGCGCTGTCTGGGCTGGGCCTGGTCACTATGAAGCGTTGATCACGGTCGCAGTCATCGATGGCACCGACATCACCTGGTACGACATCGAGCATGAGTTCAAAGTAATTGGCGACGGCCCCCTCCCACCGCCGGATGATGACGACCCGATCATCCCGCCGCCGAACGATCAATATGATTTTGGCGACGTCGCCGGCGAAGTGGTTAGACTATGCAAGCCAGTGAAAGACGACAGCAAAGCGGAAGCCGCGGCTCTGATAGCAAACTCCTACCGCAAGCACGGTCTGCTGGCCGTCAAGGGTGACTTCGATGACCAGAACGACCTGGCTGACGCCACCTCCGCTGACTTCGTCGCCGAGCTTGGGCTGAACCGCTACCTGCGATGGCGTCCTGTGATGACTCGAATCCGACAACACATGCAAGGGCTGATGAACGACGACAAGTTGGAGTCGGGCGACATGCCGGCATGGGGCGCTCTCTGGGAAGAGTACGCCAAGGGATTTGATGCAGTGGCCTTGCAGGGAGTACGACGATGAGAAGGACAGATCTCTACGCTCTTTCTGATCTTGAAAGGGGACAGATAGAATTCAACAACCGTCGCCTCGAGCGATTCTATTACAACGGTCCAGGTGCCTGGGTCCGGCCGACCAGGGCATCGGGGCCAACTGTGTCGCAGATGCACCGCGTCTTCCGCGCGACCCAGCGGGATGTCGACCTGGTCGAGATCATGGAAGTCGCACACGAGGAGACGTTCGACGAGAAGTTGCCATGGCGCTCCCAGATCCGCGGGACATGCGTTGGACAGGGTGCGGCTACGGCAGCCGACATGGTGATGTCCGTTGCCTGGCTGGTGTTCAACAAGCTGATCCCCGGGCGCGCGGCCGTTGCGACAGCCTACGCCGGCTCGCGCGTCGAAGTCGCCAATCGCCCGGGAAGCTGGGACGGCAGCAACGGCGTCTGGGTAGCCAAGTGGGTAAGGGACTGGGGCGTCGCCACGATCCAGGAACTTGGGTTGTCCCACGGCGAACTGGCCGCTGACGAAAGACTGGGGATCCGCTGGACCGCATCGCGCGCCGGAGTCCCCGAGAAGTTTGAGAAGATTTCGCGCGAGCGACCGGTCGCCAACACCCCACAGGTGACGACGGCCGAAGAGTTGATCGCCTGCATGGAGTCTGGCAACCCTGTCATACATGGGTCAAACCTGATCCCGTACGATCGTGACACAGATAACGTCGTCGATGTCCGCCGAGCCGGTGGCCATCTGACGGTGTTCGGTGGAATTCGCTGGGTGAACGGCGAGCCCCAGATCAAATACGTTAACAGTTGGTCCCGATTGTGGGGACGCAACGGCTGTGTCTGGATCTCGATGAGAGACGCAGTTCGGATTCTGAGCCAAGATGATTCCTACGCCTTCGTTGGAATGCAAGGATTGGTTCCATCAATTCCTCTTCTTTAAGGAGTAGCCATGAAGATCGTTACGAAAATTTTCCTGCGTAAAGAACTGAGACAGGCTCGCCGCAAGAATGACGTCGAAGCCGTCGCCCGTTTGGAGCAGACACTGAATGATCCCGACCTCTTGGACTTGGTTCACGAAGCCAACGCCATCGAGTGGGAGTACGAGCGCGAGCTACGCCTCTTCCAGGCCAAGCAAAGCGGAACCACGGTCAAGGCCGATTTCGGCAGCGCCATCAGTGACTTCTTCGCTTTCCTATTTGAGAACCGTGAAGGTATCTTCGAGATGATCATGACGTTCATCCAGTTGATCGCTCTGTTCTCACCGGCACCCGAGACAGACTGAAAGGCTCGAACAGATGGACCTCATGCAACCAGAAATCGTCGTAGCTCTACTTTCCCTCATAGGCGTTGTAGTCGCTGCATGGTTTAGTTACATCACAAAGCGTGATACCCATGCAATCAACAAGTCTGTGAATCACATCCAACCCGGCGAGAAGCGTCTCTATCAGCTTGCCGTCGAGGCGAGCCTCCAATTGAACAACATCGACAACCGTGTGAGCGGCATGGAAAACAAACTTGACGCTCATATCAAAGAGGTGTGTCCGATTCTGGAGGTGTGCAGGGAGAAAACTTCAGGAATCTTACAGGAATCTCCTTGACTTTTCTGGTTTGTATGCTATGATTCTAGTGTGGGAAGTCTCTTCCCCGGCAGGGCTTGGTGCTCTGTCGGGGTTTTTTCGTTGTTCACACAGAGGAGTAGCCATGTCAACAGTCCTAGTCCCAGTCAATGAGTACTGCACCGTGCGCGAGCTTGCCAAAGAAAGCAAGTCAGTCATCGCGATGCCAGAAGGGTACAACAAGAGCCAACTGATGCGCTGTGAAGTGCTTCAGGTCAGCCCGTTCGGCCTACGCGCCCTCGCCGGCCCCACCTCCCGCGAAGCCCACCAATTCACCACCGGGGCCGTCGTTCTTTGCGACAGAGGGTCCGCCATCAAAACCGACGACGATGAAGTCCTGCTCGTACGCATGGATGCAGTCGTGGCCGTCGAAGTCGAAGTCGAAGGATAACCCGAAAGGAACCGAGGGACCGACATGCTCATAAAGGTAGGAGATACCATTCGGACAGACTTCTGCACCGGCGATGTCCAGGAGATCATCGACGGCATCAAAAAGCGTTGGACGAGCGACATCTACTACCGCATCAAGGTCACTGATCCCAAGGTGCACTGGCGTCGCCGTAATCAGATTGTCAAAATCGAGGAGGTGAAGCAGCACCATGCGAACTGAAATTCCGGTTAACTACGACCTACCACCCGAGATCACTCACCAGGAGTTACTCGACCACCTGATGAACAACAGGCGGGTCACGTTGTTCTTCGATATCGAAACCCGACCCGCAGACCGTGAGACCCTTGACGATCTCTTCCAGGACGAAGAGGTTAAGCTACCCGAAAACCCCGGGGTCTTTGATCCTAACAAGATCAAGTATGGAAACACAAAGGACCCTGCAAAACGCGAAGCCAAGCGCAAGGACGAGATGGCTAAGCATGATGCTGCGTTGGCGAGTTGGCATGATGATTGTCAACAGGCGAAGGATGATGCATGGGCAGCTTTTGTAGACAGGGCCACCCTCAGCCCAGTATCAGGACGGGTACTGGCCGTTGGCTACGGATTGAAACGAGGCGACGGCGTCCAGCTATGCCTGGATGTTGAGGCCGACAAGGAGATGGATCTGCTGCTGAGGTTCTGGAAGTTTGTTGCGCTCCTCAAGAAGAGGAGCGGCAAACTTGTCTCTTACAATGGGAATCGATTTGATATCCCGTTCTGTGTGCGACGGTCGTGGGCGTATGAGGACGTAACTCCTCTGAACCTGCGGACGAAGTACAACAAGATGGAAGACTTCTGCGTTGATGCTTACGAGCACTACAAGTGCGGAGACTACCAAGCCAACATCAAGCTGGACGCACTCGCCCGGATGATGGGCGTCCAGCGGAAGTTGGAGGGCATGACAGGAGACATGTTCTGGAAAGAGTACAGGGACAACCCTGAGAGGGCCATGGACTATCTGGCCCTCGACATCCACTCGCTGGCTGAAGTGGCCATGCGCATGAGAATTGCCTAATAGAGGAGCCCACATGTCGAAGAAAATCTGGCCGAATGACGTTGTGATCGATGTCCTAGGGGTCACCGGTGAACTATGGTCTGGCAAGACACTGTTCGCCTGCTCCATTGACCCCGCTAACACGCGACAGTATGACTTTGAGAAGTCAGCAGGCTCGTACGGCGGACTCGGTGTTGACCGAGTTGATGTGCCGACTGTGATGATGGAAGCGTTCGCCAAGAGCAAGAAGCCGTATACCCCCATGGACGTATTCGTGTGGTGGTACAACGACATCAAGAAACTCGAGCCCGGACAGTTCTCTGTGGTGGTCGCCGACCCAGTCAGCGACATCGAAGACGGGCTGGTCGAATGGGTCAAGTCGCGCCACAAAGAGTGGGGCTTCAAGACCGCGGATGCGTTCTACTCCACAGGCGGGATCTTCTGGTCGAAAGTCAAGAGCGAGTGGAAGCGTGTGTTGGCTGACTTGTCCTCGCGGTGCGAGACGTTCGTGTTCACAACGCACTTGAAGAAAATCTGGAAGCATGGCAAGCCCACGAAGCTCTCCGAGCCCAAGGGCAAGTCCACGCTGATGGAGTTGTCGTCGTTGTTCCTGTACCTTGAGCGTCCTTCCGAACAGATGGTACCGAGTGCCAACGTTCTAAAGTCACGGCTGGCTATCACCAGCATCAAGAACGGGGAAGTTGTTGTGGTGCCATGTTTGCCGCCGCGGATCGAAGTGGCTACTCCGAAGCAGATTCGCGAGTACATCGTGACTCCGCCTGACTACGACAACCTGAAGGAAGACGAAGTCGAGAAAGAGCGCGAACTGTCGGAAGCCGACAAGCTGGAACTGGAACGTGAGATTGCCGCTGACAAGCGGGCTGCAGAAGAAGCCTCGCTGAAAGCCGCCGAGACCCATAAGAACATCCAGTCGGCGAGAGAGCTTGCGATGCAGCGGCTGCAGCCGAAGAAAGAAGAGTCCAAGGAAGGGCCGAAGGAAGAGCCGCAGCAGCAAGCGGCCAAGGAAGAGCCGAAGGAAGAGGTGAATGAGTCGCCAATCGACCCGTCACCGGAAGACAAGCTCACCCAGGAAGAAGCAGCGGCAGTGGTCCTCGAGATCATTGAGAGCGGACACTTGGTCGACGTCGCCCGCGCGGTCTACAAAAAGTTGTCAGAACGCGGAGTCGACATGAAGGGATTCACAAACCCCGATTGTCTCGAGTCTTACCTCATCCATCTCTCTGTCGAAGAGGCAGAGGGAATGAAGAAGTGGATGAAAACTTTGGGATAGTCCTTGACTTTCCCAAAAAGTGTGCTATGTTTTACAGTAGGTTGATGATCACGGCGGGGTGCACGTTCACCACCCCGCCGCACCTTTTGATTTTTTCTCTTTAGGAGAACACGAGCTTATGGCAGTCACACACTTCGACGAATTCGATCCCACCAAAGCAGACCAGGGCGGATTGCCCAAACCCGGCAAGTGCCAGTTGTTGGTCTCGGGAATCGAAGAGCACGACGACAGCGACCGACCGTACATTTCGGTCACGCACGAAATCGCCGCTCATGAAGACGAAGATCAGGTCGGAAAGATCTCTTACAACAACTTCTCGCTGACCGGGAAGGCATCCCGCCGGGCTGTCATGTTTGCGGAAGCATGCGGCATCGTCACGAAGGAAGAGCTTGCACAGGCCGCGGCCGAAGGCACCTCGATTGACATTCCTTACGACAAGGCTTACGGGGCCGTGTACTTCGCAACGCTCGAAGAGAGCGAGTACAATGGCAAAAAGAAGTGTCGCGCCGAGTGGGACATCAAGCACCTCAACAACGAAGAGTGTGCAGACTACCCATGCAGCCCCGACTATCCACGGCCGGAAGTCGCCGACAAGAAGGAAGACAACAAGGGCAACGCTGACAAAGCGCCCTTCTAGGTTCACCACCTTTCTAGGCTCGCCCGCCTAGGTCAATTACACAGGACTGGTTTCCTCCGCCAGTCCTGTGTTTTTTTTGTCTAATCTTGCTTTGCTTCCTTTTCACGGGAAAAACACATGGAAACTTTGACCGTCGTTCTAATGGGTATAACCTGGCAATCCCCAGACGTCGATGAGGATGGGCTGGTATGGGGAATCTATCGAACCGAAGATCTTAAGGGCAAGCGCGTGGTGCTCAAGGGCAAGCTCTCTGAGAGCATGGCAAACCAGGGCATGATGTTCGACGTCACTGGCAAATGGCAACGCGACCGCAAGTACGGTATGCAGTTTGTCTTCACCAACTTCTCCCGCCGCAAGCCCAACGGCCGCTGGGGATCCATCGCATTCATGATGCAGGCAGATGGCATCGGCGAGACGATCGCTGACCGTATCTACACCAAGTACGGCGAGAAGGCTATCCAGGAACTGATCGACAACCCAGAGGGAGTCGCCGCGGCGATCCCCGGTCTGCGGACAGAGGTTGCGTTCGAGGCGTCTGAGACGCTCGCCCCATTGCTCAACGAGTCCAAGCTCAAGCTCCCGCTGTTGTCGTTGTTCAAGGGTACCAAGCTGCCCAGCAAGACTGCCAACCGCGTGCTCGACGCCAGGATACCAGACCCAGTTGATACGATCAAAAAGAATCCGTTCCTCTTGATGGACAACTTCAAGGGGATCGCGTTCAAGCAGTGCGACAGCCTCCGCCTCAAGCTGAAGCTGCCTACCGACATGCCCGAGCGGATCACCGCGGCATGTCTCCAGACGTTCAACGACGAGAGCGACCAGACGTGGCTCAACGAGGACACGATCACCAAGGGCATGAGCAAACTGCTCGACGCCCCGCAGGTGAACGCCAAGTACGACCTGGAGACGCTGGTGGAAGCCGGCAAGGTCGTGTCGAGGCAGGAAGATGACGACCAGGTGTTCTATGCTGAGACGAAGAAGGCAGCGGACGAGCAGGCAGTAGCAGCGGCACTCTTCCAACGTATGGAGGGCAAGTACCCAAAGGCATTGTACGACGCCATTGACGCCATCGACGTGGATGATGAGCACGAGATCACCCAACACCAGAAGGATGTCCTGCTGCACAACATCAAGGCAGGTGGTCGCGTCCTCGTGCTGCCAGGCTCACCTGGTACCGGAAAAACGTATACCCTTGGCCGACTGTTGGCAGAATTCAGTGACTACCACGCGTGTGCTCCGACCGGCAAGGCGGCTCAGCGATTGACGCAGTCGCTCCCCGGGCGGACGGCGACCACCATTCACAGGATGCTTGAACCCAAGCCGATCTCCGGTGGCGGATTCATGTTCACCCTGCAGAACCATGAGGTTGACTTCGACGTGGTGGCGGTGGACGAAGCGTCCATGGTCAACAATGACCTGGCAGCGTCGTTGTTCCGAGGTCTCAGCCCCCAGTCGTACCTGGTGTTGGTCGGTGATCAGAATCAGTTGCCACCTGTTGGGCCAGGAACCATGCTGCGAGACCTGCAGGCCACAGGGAAGTTCAAAGAGCTTCGCGACATCGAGCGGAACAAGGGCATGATCGTCCACAGTTGCGCCGCGATCCGCGACCGGAAGACCCCGAAGTTTCACATGACGCCAACACCTGGCACCAAGGTTATCGAGGAGAAGAATGTTCACCTTGCGATGGCTCCGAAGGACGACAAGAAGGCAGTGTGGATTGACAAGATTTGCCAGACCATCGAGAGCGAAGGGCTCAGCTACATGGGCGGTACGACACGCTCCATGCAGGATATCCAGTTCATCACAGTTACACACAGAAATCCGTCTGTTGGCCGTGAGGTGCTGAATACGAAGCTGCAGGCGAGGTTCAATCCCAACGGCGGCGGGGACCATAAGAAGTTCCGAGTCGGTGACAAGGTCATCTGCACAGAGAACTGCTTCCTCAAGGCAGATGGCAAGACCGAGAAGGTGTTCGTTGCGAACGGTGACCTAGGGGTCGTGACGCAGAGCATGGAGAAGCGTGTCAAGGTCAAGGTAACATCGAGCGGCGAAGAGGTGATGGTGCCGTGCGGCAAGGACGGCGTCGGCTGGGACCTTGGATACGCAATAACATGCCACAAGTTCCAAGGATCTGAGGCCCCGATCTGCATCGTGGTGATGGGGTCCGACTACGGATCCGAGATGGTGATGTCGCGTGAGTGGCTGTACACAGCCATCAGTCGCGCCAAGGAATGTTGCATCCTGATCTGCGGCCCAGGACAAGTGGCGGCACAAATACGCAAGGTGCGTATTCATGATAGACTCAGTTACATCCCGAAGTATTGGAGCCTGTGGAATGGCGAAGTCAAGATGGCTACCGGACGAACCGAAGAAGCCGAAGAAGCCAAAGATTTTGAAACCGAAATGGTGCCTGATAGTCGACCGCCGAGAACAGATCCCCTGGACTTTTGAATCGGTCACCATCGGGACTGGGAAGTCCGAGAAGCAACTGGTACTGAACCAAAAGCCCGGCACACTCCAGGCCGGCGACTATTCGATCGAGGGTATGGAGGACCGCGTGGCGATCGAGCGGAAGAGCAAGGAGGACCTGTTCGGCACGCTCAGTCGGGGACGCGACCGGTTCATCAAGGAACTGAGCCGCATGAATGAGATGGAGTTTGCCGCGGTGATCGTCGAGTCGGACTGGCTCGACTGCATGCTGAACCCACCGGAGCGGAGCAAGATGGCTCCGGTCTCGGTGAACGGGATGCATGTGGCCTGGATGATCCGGTACCCCATGGTGCACTGGGTGTGGTCGCCGAGCCGGTTCGTTGCGATGAAGATGTGCTACAAGATTCTGGATCGATTCTATACGGAGAACTGTGAATGACCAAGACCAAGTGGACCAATTTCAATAACCAGGTCAAGAAGCTCGTCGACTGGAAGGTCGTCGCCGAAGAGATCCTAGGACTCACGCTCGTCGGCGAGCCCCTCACCACAGGATGGACGAAGTGCCTCAGCGTTGACGGCCACGACGACAACCCATCCGCAGGCTACAACCTCGAGACCGGCTACTACAAAGACTTCCGCGACGGCCAGGAAGCATGCTCCACGTACGACCTGATGTGCATGCTGCAGAAGGCCGACACGTTCATGGAAGCGAAGAAGATCATCGCGAAGAAGTTCGGCATCAAGTGGCCAGCCACCGATCCCAGCGACCCAGAGCATGGCGTCACGTGGCAGCAGTGGAGTGACAACCTCGCCAAGCCGTTCTGCAACCGGAAGAAGCCGATCACACTCGAGGGGCTCAAGCGTGCCGGCGCGCGCATGTGCATGCGGTTCAAGGACCCGTGCTTCGCCCTGCCCATCATGGGCTCGAGCAAGTCGCTGGAGCCGGTGGGGTGGATGTTCTTCCCGCGTAACGGCCAGCCGTTCCAGTACGAGGCTGCCAAGGGTGCCAAGGCGATCTGCAAGGTACAGGCCGGCGAGACGCCCGCGTTCGTGACCAGCCCTGAGATGTGGGAAGAGATCAACTCGACAGCCGGGAAGAACATCGTGTGGTGCGAAGGCGGGCCAGACATGCTGGCCGGCATGAGCATGTTCCCCAACGAGATCTTCGTGACGAATGCCCACGGGTGCTCGTCGCCACTGAACGACCGGCAGAAGCTCGCTGTCATCAACGGCGAGCACGTGCTGACAATCGTCGCTGATGCTGACACACCTGGCATCCGCGGTGCGATCCAGAAGTTCCGAGACTTTGGAGAGTCCCGGGCCAACGTCCGCGTGCTGACCACGTCGGCCGAGATCGACGAGAAGCATGGGAAGGACTACCGTGATCACCTGCTGGCCAACCAGGTGAAGTTCTGCTGCGAGGGTCTCGTCGACCCGCCACAGGAACTGAAGCTCGAAAGCCAGGCGAAGATCGAGCAGATGCAACAGGAAGAAATACTAGAAGAGGAAGAGAGGTTCGAGAACATACACATGAAGGCATCGTTACACATCCTCGACCGCGTCGGCTTGCAGGTCATCGGCTGCGACCCTGCGGGCAAGATGTGTGTCTACTCGAAGAATACTAGGGCTGTCCTCGAGACAGACAAGATCGCGCAGATGAAGTACCACACCTGGCTGCAGTTTGCCGGGCCAAAGTTTTACGGGGTAGTAGCCCCTAGTATGAAAGAATGGGAGGCACGCGTGGCCGCTGGAGATAAGAACGCCAAGACCATGATCGAATTCCAAACAGCATTGACGATCGCCTCGAGCCAGACCGAGTTGCGAGAGTACGACCGCGTCGGGGCTGGGATTTGGCCAGTTATAGACAAGGACGGCGATCACACCGGCGACGTACTAATCATCAAGCGTGGCGAGGCATACCGTTACACGATGGACGGGCTGTTCACCAAGTTGGAATCGCCGGTATGCGAACGCAGCGTCGCAGACTTTGGGACGAAGTTCGACTGGTTCGATGAGAAGGTGCTGGCTAACTACCTGAAGCAGGCCCACGATCCTGACTGGCGTGGAGACGTCTACAAGGAACTGTACAGGATGCTGGACGGTTGGAGATGGCAGAACGACAGCATGGTCCAACTCACAATTGGCCTCATCATGGCCACGACGATCCAGACGATGCATTCGTGGAGACCCATGGTGGCCCTCACTGGCGAGTCAAACAGTGGCAAGACCATGCTGATGATGGTGATCTCGCGCCTGTTCGGGCGGATTGCACAGTTCTCAGCACGTTCCACGGCCGCTGGGGTGCTCCAGAACCTGGGGTATGATGCTCGACCGATCCTGTTGGATGAGTTTGACAGTGGGCCAGAGCAAGCGAAGCTGATGAAGGTGTTCAGGGCGGCGTCGCGCGGCCAGGAGACTCTCATGGGCACGTGCACACACGCTGGCAAGTCGTACCGGATCGTCCACATACCGTGGATGTCGGGGATTCACGCCAGTAGCCGGGACCAGGCCGACCTGAACCGCATGATCCCCCTCAGGATCCTGACGGCCCTCAAGAACGCCAGGACCCTGGAGATCGCGGACCAGAAGGAACTGAAGGACCTGGGCCTAAAGATGATCGCAGGGGTCATCGTCACCTCACAGGCGGCTCTGGAACTTGCCGGGCAGCTTATGAAGACCAAAGGCAGCAAGATCCCGTCACGCTACCGCGAGAGCTACAGCGTGCCGTACGCCAACCTGGGAGCGTTCCTGGGGATCGACGGCGACGCGATCAACGAGGTGATGACCGATTACCTCACCAAGTACGTGCTGCCCGAGATCGAAGCGATGGACGCTCAGACCGACCAGGAGGCTGTGCTGCTGGACATCCTACAATCGGAAGTCAAGCTAGGGCCAAACGCTCCAGAGGACGTCGCATCGGTGGCTGAGATCCTGTTCGATCCCAGGTTCTCGAGCTTCCGAGACACGGCCAGGACGAAGGGTGTGGGGTACATCAAATCGAAGAAGGGACACAAGGTTTGCTTCGTCGGACGACGCCTCACAACGAAGTCTGGAGTGCTCGGATTTAGCATCTGGGCGGACATCCCAAACATCCTCCAGATCCTCGAAAGATTGCCTGATGAACTGAAGCCGAAAAAGGAAAAGCAAATGGTCGCCGGCACGACCGCTACAGTCGTTTCTGTGGACTACAACATTCTTAAGGCTTGGGTGAAGAATGTCGTTGGCAACCGTGATGACGATTGTTGGGTCATACCCCCCAAGGATGAGTAGGGCCGGCGGGAAAAGGTGGGGTTGTAGGGGTTGCTGGCTCGCTGCAGACCCACTGTCAGCGCAAATGGCCGATATGGCACACAGGCCCGAAAATGGGGCCTAGAACGCTGCCGGATTTTCCAGAGCCTCGATAGACCTGTTTGAAATTTGGCGAAGCTGAGCGCGAAGCTGGCCCCCTAGGATTGGATCTCCGATCTGGTCCTAGCTGGCCGGCCGCGGTTCGGCGAATTCGCTTTTCCATTTTTCTTTTCTTCCCGCCGGCGACAGCCCCCTATAATAATTTTGGACCAATTAGAAAGAGAGGTTAGTAAAAAAATGTATATATGTCTTTCTCTCTAAAAAAGGGAAAAAGAGAAAGAGTAGTAGTTAAGTTCTTATTGTTTCTAGGTTTAGATTTTGCACTTCCTTTTCACTACTTTTCACCCCCAAAGGGACTGTGATCAAAGTGATCACGGTTTGAGTGTCACCAATTTGACGAGGGAAAAATGGAAAAGCACGGCCCATGTTCGACGTGTCGCGGTATCTGGTTCTGGTCCGAATTTTCGGTTGGAAGCCTCCGGTGCGTCGCGTGCACGCCGCCGACCGAAAAACTGAAGCGGGGACCTGGCATCATCCAGCCGGACGGGTCGCTTTTGACGCCCGAGTCGGTGACCGCCCACATCGAATCGACGATCGTCGCCGCCAGGCTCGCCCGGGCCAGGTCCAAGGTCGGTCCCGGTTGGAAGCATCTACGTAATGTGGGGGTGGTGATAGTACCTGCGCTGAGGCAGGGGGTCGCCCCGTGCCGCAAGATGTCCGACGTGCCGGACGCCGTCGTGATCCGGCCGGGCGATCCAGACTGGGTCGATCGGAGGGTGATCGAGCGTGCCGTCGCCAAGCGTCGGACAAAAACCCGGGGCAAAACAAAAGCCACGGCGCTCGCTACGGACGTTGCAACCAGTCAAGCCGTACGCATTGCACACAAACCTAAGAGGAAAAACTGAGAAACGGGTTGACAAATCGCATTTTGTAGCCCATAATTACAGGGCAGACTTTGCTCGTCATTCACCACAGGAGATTCCACATGACGCGTCGAACGAAGAAGTACCAGGGCCAGCCACGCCGACAACGCGGCGGCGATGCTAAGCCCCAGCCGAGCAAACAGGAGAAAGAACTCCACAACTTGATCATGGCCCACGCCAAGGATATCTACGCGGCAGCCGCCGGACAACTGATGGCCCGTGGTGAAGGAACTGAGGAAGATTACGTCGAGATGGCCCGCGAGTCTGTCGACACTTCACTCATCTGGGCACGAGAAGTCCTCGGCATCACTGCCCAGCGAACCGCACCTGCCCAGGCACAGAAGGGTGCCCCCATTCCGCAACCCATCACTGACGACGCTCCCCCGCCGCCGGTCAAGCCAGTCATCGAGGAGTGACATGGTTAGCTCCTACGGTGCGAAGTTCGATCGGAAGGTCACCAAGCTCAGAGGGCTGTTCCCTGCATCCAAGCCAATCAAGATCAAAACCTACCAGGTCCTCAAGATCAACGGCGACAAATGCTCGGGCTGCTCCTCTGACTGTGGTGACTACTGGCTGATTCAGATCGAACGCTCGATGAGTTGGGACCTCCTGATCGACACACTGATCCACGAGTTTGCTCACATCATCGACCTCGAGCGGCACGGCTGGCCAGCCAATGAGACCTGCCACTCCTGTCTACACCGAGACAGTTGGGGCGAAACATACGCCGAAATTTACCGGCGATATACGGAGGAAGACTTTGATCAGTAAACCTACACCAACTGAGGAGGAAACTAAGTGACCGAGAAACAAATCAGGGCTGCGATTAAGAAGGCCAAGGGCAACCGCACACAAGCAGCCGAGGCTCTTGGTATCTCCCGCGGGGCGATGTATCACCAGTGCAAAAAGTACGGGATCTCGCCGAAGAGCACGGCCGTGAAGTTCGTCGAGGAAGATGACCGCCACCGCCAGATGCGGAAGGTCGAAGCCCAGAACCGCAAGCTCAAGGAGCAACTCAAGGCTGAGATCGCGCGACGCAAGACGGCCGAGCTTGATATCGAAGAGATGCTCGAGCGGGACAACGTGCTGACCGAGGCGAGCGAGCGGCAGGCAGTCTCCCGACAGTTGGCCCACATGAAGGAAGGCAACAAGTCCAGTGGCGGCTGTACGGCGATCATCTGTGCGTCCGACTGGCACCTCGAGAAGAACATCGTCCCCTCGACCGTGAGTGGGCTCAACGAATTCAACCTCAGCATTGGCCAGAAGCGTATCGACCGCCTGTGGCAGAAGTCTGTCTACCTGGTTGAATTCTTCAAGCACATCGCAGACGTTGACGATGTGGTGTTGTGGCTCGGCGGCGACCTGATCAACAACTACCTCCATGACGAAGACGTCGAGGGGAACCTATGCGGCCCAACCGAAGCGATCGCACTCTTGCAGGATCACGTTTGTTCTGGGATCGATTTTTTGAGCGATCATGTGAACTTGTCACGCGTGATCTGCAACTACGGAAATCATGGACGAACCACCCATCGGATGAGATATGCGACTGGATGGAAGACGTCATGGGAATACTTAGCCTACGTCACGATACAGCGTTGCAACCCGGGCCTGGACTTCCAGATCGCCCAGGGTTACTTCAACTACGCCAAGATCCAGGGCTACAACGTCCGTTTCCACCATGGCGACAGTGTCCGGTACTCTGGGGGTGTGGGCGGGTTGTCGATACCCATGAATAAAGCGATCCAACAGTGGGACAAGGGCGTCAAGGCGAAGCTGTCAATCAACGGACACTACCACCAGTACCTTGACTACTGGTCGTGGGTATCCTGCGGTTGCTTGTGCGGTTACGATGCGTTCGCTCAGTCGATCAAGGCTGAGTACCAGGAACCAACCCAGACGATCATCTTCCTCGACAAAAGCCGCGGTAAGGTTGAGTCGATGCCGATCTTCGTCGAGAAACCCAGAAAGAAGCTCTACGTATGAAACGTCTCTTTGTCGATGTTGATGGAATCGTTGCGGACTTCGTCGAGGCGTCGTTCCGCATGTTCGGGCTCAATAACCCGTACACGCCATACGACAAAATCCGCGACGAGCAGATGTCGTGGGAGTTGCTCGACTACTTCCCTAAAATGATCAGTCAGAAACTTTTTTGGGATTTATGTGGGTATAAGTTCTGGTCCACGCTACCGAAGCACGATGAAGCAGACTCCATCATGCAGATAGCCGGCAGTTATTTCCGCGACAATATGTGCTTCATGACAGCCCCGTGTCCTACACACGGCTGTGTCGATGGCAAAAAGGACTGGTGCAACAAGCATTATCCACATCTGCCATTGTTCATATCTTTGCGTACACAAGATGGTCCAGTGCCAAAGTTTTTTTGTGCTGGCGACGGGAATATCCTGATTGACGACAACACGAAAAACTGCCAGCGATGGAGAGATGCCGGCGGGGAAGCATTCCTGTACCCACGGCCGTGGAACACCAACCACATGTTCGCACCTGCTGCTCTCCGGCAGTTGGAGGTCTTCCTCGAGAGGGTTGCCAATGAGTAAGTGGCAAGAATTTCAAGCTGCATTCAACGGCAGCCCTGACGAGCTTGCGTTCGCGGGGTTTGCCGTTTGCTGCGTGGTAATCGTTTTCTGTTTCGCATGCCTTATGAAGGAGACCCAATGAGCAAAGTTATGGTAGGCATTCCTATGCACAAAGGTGACGTGTGTGCTGCAACGATGCAGTCAGTCGCGGTCGGGGCCACAGCTAACCACGAGATGAACTTCCAACTGCTTGGTCTATCGCTACTGGCGAAGAACTTCAACATGTTGTTCATCTCCGCGGTCACGAAGGGCTACGACTACTTCGTCCTGCATCACAGCGATCTCGGCGTACAGGGTATGGTCAGCGATTTCACCAGCGGTAGCTGGATTGACCTGCTGATCACCAGGCTGCACGAGAATGAACTGTCAGCACTGTCGTCAGCGGTTGTGATCAAGAGCGATGACGGGGTCACGTCATCCGGCATCCTGACTACCGAAGGCGACCCGTGGAGTCTTCGACGCACGACGATCAAGGAGCTTAACAGGCTGCCGACCAAGTGTGTGAAGCGAGAGCACCTGCTGAAGGAGTATGATCTCAAGAGTGAAGAGGCAGGGGCCTTGCTCATCAACAGCGGGCTGCTGATCATGGACATCCGCGATAGCGGCGGGATCTGGCGAGTGAAGGAGTGGACCGGCTTCAACATCTACGACGAGATCGCGTGGAGCAAAGATGGTGTGCCCGAGTCGTTCACGATCCCCGAGGATTGGAACATGTCGATCTGGTGCCACGAAAACGATGTGCCGTACGGCTTCACTCGCGAGTTGGTTATCTCGCACATGGGACAGAAGGCATTCATGAACGTCGGTGATTGGGGTGTGGAAGCCGACATGATCCGCCAGCAGATGAGTGCCGATGAGTACCGTCAAATGGTTGTGAAAGGAAGACGTAATGTGTGAGTGCAAGCTCGAAGTCACGCCGTTCTCGATACGCCCGGTCAAGCCTGACGAATACCGCAGGGGTCGCAGGCTCTACTGGGTCAAGGGAGCGAACGGGCACAAGGGGAACGGGGTCAGATTCATTGTCACATACCCTGGTGGCTATGATATTGTCGACGTTCCCGAGGACTTCAAAACCGACTTAGCATCAATACCCGTTTGGTGCACACCATTGACCGGCCCGAGGGACCAATACCTCGAGGAATCAATCCTGCACGATTGGTTCTGTGACCAACAGCTTCCAGGATTCTTCGCCAACGCCAAGATGCGAATGATCATGTCGCTGCTTGACCGCAAGCGATTCAAAAAGCTGATGGTTTACTGGGCGTTGCGTTTGTTTGGATACGGATCACCACTTGACGTCCTGACGTCGAAGAAAGGCAAAGATGGGAATCAACCCAAAGGATAGGATCGGCATCACCAAGGTGCCGTTGTCGTTGTTGCCGCCCGCCCCCCAGGCCCACACAGCACTCGCGTTGCTCGACGGCCTGATCAAGTACGGACGCTGGAACTGGCGAGAAGAGAAGGTCTCGGCCAGCGTGTACCTCGACGCCTGCAAGCGGCACCTCGAGGATTGGAACGACGGGCAACAGTGTGCTGCCGACTCAGGCGTTCATCACCTGGGCCACGCAGCGGCGTGCTTGTTCATCGTCATGGATGCCGAGCAGTGCGGCAACCTGATTGACGACCGAGCGAGCGTTTCCAGCGGATGTGAGGAACTCTTCACAGAACTGATCGCGACCGTGAAGAAACTCTACGCCCGTCACCAGAAAGCAGTGCCGGCAACGCCTGCGCTGATCGAGAACACCGAGTGCTGCTGTGACCGTGCGTGCGACAACGACGATGACATCATGAGGTGTGACAAATGATGCAGACCAGGTTTGAGTTTGTCGGCGGCGGGCCGTGCGATGGTGAAGTTTGGACCACCGCCGACCCGCCGGCCCACGTCGAGGTTCCTGTCAACAACGGCGGCTGCACACAGTACGTGTCCGGCAGTCTTCCAGGGGCCAGCGACAAGATCTTTAAGCATATCTACTACCTGAACACAACGCGAAGAAAGGCCGCGTCGGTCCAGGCATACAAGTACGGAGGGTACATTCAGTGAGCAAAGGAGACCGAAACCGTTCCAACAACCAGAGGTTCCGCGATGAGTGGGACAGGTACGAAAAACGTAACTCGAAGAAGCTGAGAAAGGTACGCCGTGAACCGAAGACCACTCAATGGGATGCTGATGGACCCACAGTTCAAGATGTTGACAGCGGAGGTGGTGAGGATGCATGCCCGCCAGGAAGTCTGTTTACCAGAGTCCCTCCGCTCCAACCTTGATATCTCCACGTACTACAACGATGTCATTGGCCGCATGGTCATCGACATGAAGACCAAGTTTGCGGCCATGATGAAAGAGCATATCGTTGTGCACAGGTCGTGGCCCGCCGACTGGTGGCAGGCAGTCAAGGAGAGGTTCGCACCACAGTGGGTCAAGAGATGGTTCCCGGTCAAGTACGAGCGGGTAGACATCGACCAGAAGATCTACGCGTCGTGCTGTCCTCACCTGGACATCAAGTTCCGCGACGACGTGAATCACTACCACTTCCAATTCATGGCCGGCGAGTCGTGTGAAGACTACAGCCTCGACGGGAGTGGCCAATGAGCTTCTGGTGTCCAGTTGCGGTCACCGTGTTGTACGCTCTCACAGCGTACGCGGCCGGCGGCGTGACCATGAGGGGTCTTGCGAGTAGATTTGGTGTATCAGTTACGGTTGTCTGTGGAATCATCAACAACAAGAGGTGGAATCATCTTTGCCCATCTTCATAATCACAGCCATTACAGTCTGCTTGACGGTGCCCAGCACATCGATACCATGGTCGCGCGCGCCAAGGAGATGGGTCAGGAGGCATTGGGCTTGACCGAGCACGGGAACCTGCATTCTGCCCGCAAATTCTACTCCGAATGCCGCCGCCAATCCATCAACCCCATCCTCGGCTACGAAGCCTATGTCACCACCACAGTGGCCGAGAAGGTGCGTGGACGTGGTACGACTCACCTCACGATCCTCGCGAAGAACAACGCCGGCTGGGCCAACTTGGTCAAGCTGGCTTCCTTCGCGTCGACAGAGGGCTTCTACGTACGCCCGCGGATTGACCGTGAGCTTCTGTATTCGCACCGTGACGGCCTTATCATCCTGTCAGGGTGTATCGGGTCAGAATTGTCCCAGGCGTGCCTTAACGAGGACCACAGCGAGTCTGAGGAGATCGCAGCCTGGTACAGCAAGACGTTCGGCGACGACTTCTATCTCGAGATCCAGGACAACGGCACCACGTACCAGACCAGGTGCCTGAAATCCATCCTGGCCCTCGGCGAGAAGATGAGTCTGCCGTGCGTCGCCACAGCCGACTGTCATTACACCAACCCAGACGACCACAACCTCCAGGACGTGATGGTGTGCGTTACCACCGGACGCTACCGCTCCATGCCCAAGGAGTCGCCACGGCTCGAGGAGACGTGCTATTGGATGAAGTCCGAGCAGGAGATGTTAGAGACGTTCGTCGGCAACGAGGACGCTGTCCGCCTGTCGGCCGAGATCGCCCGCAAGTGCAACGTGGAGATCGAATCGGGCGTACGGCACTTCCCGTCGTTCGAGGTGCCGGGGGCTCGTGATATTGGTTGCAAGGAATGGACGCGTGGCACCATGTCGACTGGCTACGGTTGCTTTGGTGGGCATACTGAGTCAGGAGAGAATGTAACCAGGCTATCACATCGTGCGGCAGCGGCCGAGAAGTATGGTGTGCTGTACGATGACCTCGGCGACTTGGTTGTGTGCCACACATGTGACAACCGATTGTGTGTTGAACCAAGCCATCTGTTCGTAGGAACGCGCCTCGATAACAACAACGACATGGCACGCAAGGGGCGTGCCCCATCGGCGGGACAGAAGCTGACCGAAGAGCAGACGCAGGCTGTTATTGACAGCAGTGACTTGCAGCGTGTGATCGCCGAACGGTACGACATCACTCAGGGGCAGGTATCAACCATAAAGAGCGGTGGCAAAAAGTCCCGTCGCTTTGATGACGTCGAGGTGCTCGTGAGAAAGCTGGCATTCGAGGGGCTGCTGGCACGTAAGAAGCGAGCGGACAAGGAATACGTCGATCGTCTCGAGCGGGAGCTTGGCGTCATTGGCCAACTGGGGTTCATGCCGTACTTCGCTGTCGTGTGGGACTTTTGCAAGTGGGCAAAGTCCCAGGGGATCCTGTATACAGCGAGAGGGTCCGGCGTGGGATCATTGGTGTGTTACTGCCTTGAATTCTCACACGTGGACCCATTGGAATATGGCCTGCTGTTTGAGAGGTTTCTGGATCCATCACGGCTTGAGGCCCCGGATGTGGATATTGATTTCGAGAAGGAACGCCGCGGCGAGGTGATGGAGTACGTCAAGGACAAGTACGGTGCCGACTATGTGTGCCAGATCGGAACGTTCGGAACGTTCGGTGCCAAGATGGCCCTGAAGGACGTGGGCAAGGTGGAGCGGATCACGGCCGAGGCTGTCGTCAAGATGGCCAACCTGATCCCGACACTGCCAGGCACGACGCTGGACATGGCTCGCGGCAAGGTCGAAGAGCTTGACACGATGATCAAGGACTACGACGAGTGCAGCCAGTTGTGGGACATGGCCCGCCGCATCGAGGGTATGGCCAAGTCAGTTGGTGTGCACGCCGCCGGCGTGGTGATGGGTGACAAGCCGCTGACCGAGTACGTGCCGATCATGCGTGCCCGGGATGGGTCCATTGTCACACAGTGGGACATGAACGACTGCGAGGATGCAGGGCTACTCAAGATGGACTTCCTGGGACTCCGCAACCTGTCGATCCTCAGTGCTGCTATTGGCATCATCGAGGACCGTACCGGCAAGCGGATCGACTGGCACAAGATCCCTCAGGACGACCCGGACGTGTACGCATCGCTCGCGAGCGGTGACACTGCCGGCGTGTTCCAGCTTGAAGCCACAGGCATGACGGGGCTGCTCAAGAAGATGAAGCCCAAGTGTATCGAGGATATCGTTGCGTGCATCGCGTTGTACCGGCCTGGCCCGCTCGACGCAGGCATGGTTGACGAGTACCTGGCAGTCAGGAACGGTGAGAAGAAAGCGACGTACGCCCACCCGGACATGGAAGAGATCCTGGGCTACACGTACGGCGTCATGGTGTACCAGGAGCAGGTCATGATGGTGCTCCACAAGATCGGCGACATCCCATTATCGGAGAGCTACTCATGTATCAAGGCGATCAGCAAAAAGATCAAGGCCAAGGTGGATCTGTACCGCCCGCAGTTCATTGCGGGGTGCAGTGCGAAGGGTGTGGACGGGGCCGCATTGTGGGACCAGATTGGAACGTTCGCTCGCTACGGCTTCAACAAGTCCCACTCGACTGGCTATGCGTTTATTGGGTACCAAACTGCGTGGTTAAAGCATCACTACCCAGTGGAGTACATGGCGGCCCTACTCTCATGCGACATCTCGCAGAGGAACTTCACTGGACGCGACGGCCTGTGCCAGCACATGGAAGATTGCCAGCGACATGGAATTGAAGTCGCCATGCCTGACGTTAACGTGTGCGGGCCGGACTTCCGCGTGCGTGATGGTAGGATCCTGTTTGGCCTGGATGCGATCAAGGGCATACCTCACTCAGCAGGTGTGGCCATTGCCGCAGCCCAGCCATTCACCGACCTGTTTGACTTCTGTGCCCGCGTGCCGAAGTCAGAGTGCCCACGGGCTGCCATCCGCAACCTGATCAGAGTTGGTGCCATGCCAGGCGAGCAGACACGGGAGTCGATGGAAGCGACGCTCGACCGAGCCATGAAGCTGGCTGCGGGAGAGTACAAGAGACCAGAGAAACAGGAAGGGAAGTGGAATGAAGGACAGCCTGTCTGTGACACTACACGCCTGGAGCGTGAGCGTGAGCTATGTGGCTTCTACGTTACGGGTCATCCTACCGATGCTTGGCCTTGGCTTGGGTTGCTGGGCAGTGTTCGTGACGATGTCGGTATTTGCCTTGTGGGCGGGGTTGTCACGACGATCAAGGAACGCTTCACACAGTTGGGAAAGAAGTTCATCACTTTTGTCGTGGACTCGAACGGACACACAACCGAGTGTATCGTCTGGGATCCAGGAAGCAAAGCAGGAATGATGCGGCCTGTCAAGGACGGCAACGTCGTGGTGGTGCGTGGCAAGGCTCGCGACCGCTCGACACTCGAGCTTACGGTCATGTCAGTTAAGACCCCTGATGAGTACCTGTCCAAACGCCGGCTCGGCATCGTCGTCGACTGCCCGGAAAACAGGATTATGCAGGTCGTCGATATGGCGGTCAAGCATGAGAAGTACGATGGCGAGCAGTTCGCCATCCGCGTGGACGAAGAGACCTTCCTATCAGAGATCACAGTCAACCTCACCGAGGACCTGCTCCTGGACATGCAGTCCATTGACGGGTGTGACGTGAGCATAATGGAGAGCAGAAGATGATACCGATGCCACCTGAGAACATATTCGTGCCATCAGACGACCTGCAGTTCAGCGAACCTGACCACAGGTACTGGTGCATGGAACATCCCGACCAGGAACTGACCAGCGTCACCACGCTGATCAAGCAGTACTCCGAGCCGTTCGACGCGGACTACCACTCGGAGCGGATCGCGGAGCGTGACGGCGTTAACGCCCAGGAGTTGCGTGACAAGTGGACATTGAACGCCAGCGAGGCATCGACAAAGGGAACCTACGTCCATGAGCAGATCGAGAACATCTGCCACAAGATGTGCTACCACGAGATCGTCATCCCAACAGATGGCCCGTATCCCAACATGATGCAGGGTGTTGCCAAGTTCTTCGCTAACAACATCAGCCTCGCGTCCGACTGGGTGCTACCAGAGCACAGGGTGTGGTGGCCAGAGTACGCTCTCGCCGGCACAATCGACCTGGTGGCCTCACGGTTCCGCGGCGTGCCGGCACTGATCGATTGGAAGACGAACAAGTCGATGGATATCACGGGCTACCGCAACATGCAGCCGCCGTTCCAGCGTGGTAAACTGAAGCTGCCTGACGCGAACCTGTTCCACTACTTCCTGCAGTTGAACATGTACCGCCGGATCATGGCCGAGCGGTATGACTTCAACGCAGAACTGATGGTGATCGTTCACTTGAGCGGCACGAGCTATTTCGAGTATGAAGCGTCGTTTATGGACGCTCACATTGACAAGATCCTCGAGCGACGAAAGGCCGAGTTGGATGAAATTGCTAACGGTAACCAGGACCGAGGAGAGCAAGGCCACTGTTGTCAACCTGATAGGTGAGGACAGATGGTGGCAGGTATTCCCGAACGGACAAGCCTTCAACCTTTTACCCCTCCCACCTGAGCCAAAGGAGTGCAAGAGATGGTGGAGGGTGGTGTGCATCTTTCCAAACCAGCGGACCCACTACTATGAGGACGGCGAGGTGCTACACTGGGATTGTTGTGAGTCGCGTGCTAATTTGATTATGGATGATTTTGCAGAAATCGGCGTCACGTGTCAACTACGCGAGATGCCCCAACCAGAGGAAGACTGATGGAGATGTGCATTGCTGCTGTCTTTGTTGCCGTGCTTTGCATGGCCATCATGGCGTTCGTCATTCACCATATCATGAAGAAGGCGAACCAAGAGACCGTCGAAGAGTATGAGAACTACATCAAGGGGATGAGGGGAGAGATAGATTCCCTCAGGAACCAGAAGGACGACATGAGGAGAAAGATTGATAACCTGGAAGGTAACATCAAGTCATATCACGCTACGTCCAACTCCATGCTCAAGGAAGTGGATCACGCCAGGTTAGAGAAGATCCATGCTGATGAAGAGATCGCCGATCTCAAGCAGGCTTGCACGTTGTTAGAGAATGATATGGATCACGCCAGGCTAGAGAAGATCCATGCTGATGAAGAGCGTGAGTGTGCAGTGCTGGCCATCCAGAATGCATTCGCGGCTCTTTCTGGGTTCGCTCCTCCACCGAACATAAGCCAGGCAGAAGCCAACACCGCACTGGTGCTGCTCAAGGAAGAGACCAATCACCAGGACCTGCACCAAGGCATTGGAATAGGTGGGCTTGGTCGCCCGCTGCCGCCGATGGAATTCCACTAACGAAAAAAGGCCCAGGTGCTACTAACACCTGGGCCTTTTTCTATTTGTAGTTTATTTCATGCTGTCCTCCCATGCTCTGATCAGTGGCGCGAATCGGTCGTACGTCGCCTTGCAGTCAGGACACGCCGCCCGCTTGCGTGGGACCTGTGATCCCTTGTAGCGTTTGGTGTGCCCACACTCGAGTGTCACGATACAACTGTCGGCGGCGTAGTTGGGATGCGATGACGTTCGGTAGTAGTCGAAGTCGACGATGTCGCGTTGGAAGCCCATGTCACATCCTACATAGCGAATTGACGGCGTTCGCCCGTACTGCTAACGGCAGTCTCAGTACCCACGACGGCACTGCCGCGGTAATGGGTAACCTCGAGCCGCAGACCAGGGCTGGTGAAAGTGATCTCATCCACGATGCTCTGGGCATGCTCTGCCGTCTCCAGCCGTCCGGTGTACGTGCTCTTGCGGTTGCCGGCGGTGTGGATAACCCATGCGTCATGTTGTTGTTCACACATACTTCTCTGCTGCTTTCTGTGCTGTGGCCACCTTGCGGAAGCCTCGTTCGAGGATCATCTCCTTGCTATCACTCAGTTGGACAAGGATGATGCGTTTGGGCAGCCCTAGGCTGCTTGTGATACGGTCCACGACCAGCGGGGTGTCCTTGGATTTCCACCTGTGAATCACACATGTGTCGGTCACCCGCTTGACCGGTCTTTTGTTCCACTTCATCTCTCCCTCCTTTCAGTGGACCTGCCGGCATCGAAGCCGGGTCCTGACTTGCCACTCGCGGTCACTAGGGCGTTTAACGAGTATCGGCAAGCAGTCGAAACCTTTCAGGCCCATCATGAAGCCCACACCTGCACGGCCACGCTCAGAGTGGCCACCCCCTCCCGCACCCGTACAGGCAGGGTCGTGTCTTTAGTAGCCCATTGGTCACGCCCTCCATATTGCTAGGGTGTTCACCTCCGCACCCGGGTTGCGACCCCGGCCGAACGGTGACGAAGCACCAGCCGCACGGTCATCATTTGATCAGCATGCCAGTGACGACCCAGCCGGGGTAGTCACGCTTGACGGTTCTGTGTGCCTCACGACCAGCGTCCTGCTTGCTGCAGCCTTTGACCCTAGTCTTGAACTGCATGGTCGACTTGATGAAGCAGCCGGTCTTTGGGTTCTTAACCCGTCGCGACAACGTCAACTCCGCATCGAATGGATACCCCATTACTTCACCCCCGAGATCTTGTATACGCCGCGATCGATCTCATCGAGCAGGGTCGCGTCGATGTTTGCCACAGCATAGCGGTCGCTGTTGGTCTTGTCCTTGTCGTTCAACTCGCGGGCAGCAGCCAGGGCCTGCTTGACCCTGAGGCTTCCACTGACCACCCTGCGGCCGTCGATGATGACCGCCACGTCGAATGGTCCCACCTTGCCCTTGCCGCGTGCGAGCAGCAGGCTGGGGAGCGTGAAGGGTTGTGTCCAGTTCTTACTCATTTGGGTTCCTCTCGTTGTTCCAGGTACACACCCAACTGGATCGGGCATGCGTCAATGTCGTACATTATCTTGTGATGTTCGGCCGCGTGCATACAAGCCTTGAAGGTGTTGTACACAAGCATCCCTTCATCGTCGCTGTCCGGGTTGCAATCGGATGGCAAGACTGCAACAGGTGGCCCCACTTGGTTCAGGCACAGGACGTGCAGCCCAGTTGCCTCTTTAGATTGGACCACGGCTTTGCGTGCGTCGGGGTCGGCCCACCACGGGTCTTTGATGTTTACCATTTACACTCGTCCTCCACAAACTGGTCCAACGCCAGCGACGATGGACTCGGGGTTGGTTAGTACGCGGCCACACTTCAGGCATCGCCCGGCCTGCAGCCAACACTCGACGTGCTC